CGGCGTACGCTTGAACGTGCTGTGGTCGAACACGACGTCTGTCGGACGATCCTGACACGCGTTGCCACAGTTGATGTACAGCGCCGAGTTCGTACCCTCCGAGTACTGCAGCTCCACCAGCATGTTGTTGAACGTGATTCGCTGTCCGCCGAGCACCTGAACGACGTCTCCGTGGAGCCCGTCGCAGGCGGCTCCGCATCGTCCGTGGACGACGATGTGACCACCGTCGACCGTCACGTCGTGAGCGAACGCCCCGATGTGAAGACCGTCTGATGCCCAGGTGTCGACCTCGAGGCGTCCGATGTGGCCGGAGCAGCCGTTGTCGATGAACGCCGCGTCTTGCCTCTGGGTCTGCTGCGTGATGTTCACCTTGACGAGATCGAAGTCGATCGGCTGCGGATAGTTCGAGCAGCGGAACGTCGTGTTCTCCGGGAGGACCAGGTCGTTCCCCGACGGTGGCGGCTCGGTAGTCGTCGGGGTCGTGTCCGTGGTTGTGGTCGGCGCGGTCACCGTAACTGTAACCGTCTCCTGCGGCAGCGTCTCCGTCACGGTCTGCACCTCGTCGGTGTCGGTGAGTACGACCTCACCCGTCTGACCGGCGATCGTGTACGGAACCGTGATCAGTTCTGTAGTGGTTGTGGTCGCGAGCAACGCTGCTCCAGCGCCCCCAACTACAGCCAATAGAGCTAGCACACCGAGCGCGATCCTCTTCATTCAGGTCATCTCCTCACTTTCGTCTGACGGACGAAGAGTGGCCCGGGAGGGAGGAATACCCCCCGGGCCACTGGTGCATCAGTTGTCCTCGTCGTCCTCGGGGTCGACGGACTCGTCCGAAGCCGTTACGCCTTCGCGGCGCGGACGTCCTTCGGGATCGAACTCGTCTGGATCGGGAGGCGTGTGCTCCCCGGCCCCTGCCGTGAGGACCTGTGCGATGGGCACGTCGGGCTTCGCCGTGGAAACGGGCGGAGCCTCGATCTCGGTTGAGACGACGTTCGGGGCCGACGTCTCGTCCGCCTCGCGCGGAGTCTCGTCGGTCGTGGACTGAACAGGAGCGACCGCTCCCTCCGCCCCGGGCTCGAGGCCCGACGCGTTCTCGATGGTCTCCTCCACCGAGGTGGACTCCGTGTGCTCCGTGGTGCGCTTCCTTGCCATGGTTCTCCTTCTCTCGACGTTGCCCGGGGGCCAATCGAGCCGCTGTCCATTCTCTCTCGGAGTGGTCCCCGGCTTTGCGTGGCCTAGGTCGCGGAGTGCTGCAGGACGCGCATCGCGTCCGCGAGAACTACGCGCCCGTCGACCCGCGTGAATCCGCGGAAGCCGACCTGGCCGTTGTCCGAGTGCAGCTCGTTCTGCCGCTGCATCGAGAACCCGTTCACGCGCCGGATGCGGTACCCCCGGCGAATGTCGCCGAAGATCCCGGACTTGGCCGACGCGGCCGGTGTCGCGAGATCGGGCGACGTGTAGACGGGATGACCGAGCAGGGTGTCGGGCGCCTCTGCCGCGAGATTGATCGCGTAGAGCGGACGGCCCTGCGAGTCCGCCAGCGTGTAGAGGTTGCGAACTGAGTTGTCGGCGAAGATCCAGACCGCGTTGCGACGGTACTGGTACGGCACCGAGAACTTGAACGCGACGAGGGCCGCGTGCGTGAACGTGGTCGAGTTTCCGACCGCGGCCTGCACGATGGAAACGCCCGAGGACGCGTGAGCGATCCCGAGCGGCTTACCCGTACCGTCACCGACTGCGAAGGCGGTCTCCTCGAGGACGCCGATGCGCTCGCCGAACTCGGTGGCCAGGTAGCCGTCGAGCCCGAACGATGAGTCCGTGAGCAGCTCCTCCGAGACGATGACCTTGGTGCCCGCCTTGAACGCGTTCAGCGTGACCTGACCGAACGTCTCGTCGGAAGGCGTGTAGGCCCCGTTCTCCGACAGCCAGGCTGCCGTGCCGTGAGCGGACACGCTCGGGATCTGGAGCGCCTCGCCCGAGTCAGTGACCATCAGCGTAGCCAGCTCGTTGATGGGGCCCATGAACCGAGCGATGTTGATGATCTCGTCCGCGAACGCCGTCGGGACGAGGTTGAGGCCTGCTCCGGCCGACGCCTTGGAGAGCACCCGCTGCTCCTCGATGTCAAGCTCGGAGAGATTGGCGACCGACATGTAGTGGAACCACGCCGAGCGAAACTCCGGCGTGTCCCACGGCTTGATGTCCGCGGACCGCTTGCGATACTCGCCGAGAGTCAGCGGCACCTCGTCGCCCTCGATGCGGTACTCGATGGGCGTGTTGAGATCACGATGGACCTCGCCGTCGAGCTTGAACAGCTCCTCGGCCTGCTGCCACCTCGAGGTAACCGAGCGGAACTCGGCCTCGATGCGGTCGTACTCCTGCTGCTCCTCGGCCGTGAAGTCGCGAGCCTCGCCGTTCACGACGGCGAACCGATCCTGCATGTCCTTCAGCAGGTGCGCGCGCTGCTCCTTCAGGGCGAGAACGTCGTCACGCCTAATCGACACGTTCCGATCCTCCTGTCTCGTAGATATACAACTGCAGCTCGCGCATCCTTGCTGCGACCGAGCGCCGCTCCGACTCCTCGGTCACCCCGTCCGCGCTTCCCTCCTCGCCCTCGGGCGTCTCGTCCTCGGGCGGTGGCTCCTCATCGCCCCCGGATGAGCCCGTCCCGTCGTCCTGCGGCGACTCGCCGACGACGGGGAGCTGCTCATCGGGCAGGAGCACTCCTCCGTACACCTGGGCGCGGAACTGCGCCTCGGTGCCTCGGTAGGACGGATCCCACGTAGGGGAAACGTCCAGGATCTTCTTGAAGCCGAGCAGAGTCCGATGGATTCCTCCGGATCTCCGTTCGATCTTGCTGTTTCCACGTCCGGCGATGAAGCCCCAGGACATGCCCGGGATGTCGCCGCGCTTGACCAGCTCGCGTACGGCGTCGCCGATGTACCCGCGTGCGATGTTCGCCTTGGTGCGGAGTCCCTTCGTGTCCTCTTCCAGCTGGAGGGTCCCGCCGCGCGTAGTCGCCATCGGCGGATGAGTGTCCAGGTGGTGGTAGAGCATCGGGATGTTGTCACCGAGTGCGAGCGCCTTGCGGAACGCGCCCCTGTTGACAGACTCGGAGACGACCGTCCCATCCTGCAACTCGAAGGTCGCGTCCTCATCGAACACGGCAGCGTAGCCCTCGAACCACGAACCGTCGTCAGCGACGTCGATAGGCTGGAACGTCGCCGACCGGATCTCACGCTGGAGGTCCAGCGCGTCGAACACCTGAGCCTGATCCATCCCGTTCCTCCTACGCCTCGACTGGTGCGCCCGGGACGTCCTCGACCGGGACCGTCGGGTCCTCGGGCGGGGCGGGCTCTTGCGTGACTGCTTCCTCTTCCAACGGCTCGCGATTCTCCATCGCGCGGATCTCGTTCGTCGTGAGCGCGCCGATCTCGCTCATGATCTTGTAGAAGCTGGCACGGCTTGAGCTATCGCCCTTCAGCATGCCGTCGAGGGCGAACTCGCAGAACTGCGACGGCCACGGAAACAGCGACGGGTCTGCGGAGACAGCCTCCTGGATCGTGGACGTCAACGGGGCGATGGCGTGCTGTATGAACTGCACCATATTCGCCTCGACCGTCGCGTACGTGAGCGAGTCCCCCGTAGAGCCCCCGAGGAACGCAGGCGGCATGTTGAGCATCACCGCCACCTCGGTTCGGGTCCTCGTCTGCGCCAGCTCAAACTCGAGGTCCTTCAGTACGGAGCCGACTGTCTTCAGCTCCGCGCCCTCCTCGAGAACCGGGGAGCCGCCAGCTCGACTCGTCCCGCCGTACCACTTCGCGAAGTAGTCCCTCAGTCGCTTGGCGCCTGCGTCTCCGAGACGTCCCGGGTGCTGGATCACGTACGAGAGGACCGCTCCGCGCTTGTAGAACGATCCCTCAAACTCCTCACGGGCGATGGCATTGCCGAGCGTCTGTCGACCGTGCCAGAGCAGGGACTCCCCGTACAGACCATTCATGCTCCAACCTGGAATGTGAAGCATGCGCTCGGCGTCCCAGACCTGCCGACCGTACGGCCCGTCCTCCACGTAGATCTTGCGCTTGAGCGAGTCGTCCCAGCGCACTGTGACGTTGCGGGGATCACGGAGCCAGAGCTCCGCCACGAGACCGTCGGGACCCCGCAGCTTCTCGATGAAGATGTTCCCGTGGATCCTGAGCTGCGCGGTCGCTGTTGACCAGAATCGATGCGCGCTCGTGTCCGGGTTCGGACGCTCGTTCAGCATCCGCCACGTCCGATGCTGGCGTGCCTCGAACTTGTTGCCGTCCGCGTCCATCCGGTACGCCTTGAACGGCAAGAGTCCGACGGTCTCGCTAATCAGGTAGATCCCAGCTCGGAACGCGGACAGCGCG